AATATAAATAAGACGCTCAATATCAGTTGTTGTTGACCTTATCCTATCACCAAGCTCAGTAACTCTCTCAATATCTCTGGCATTCGATATAGCAAAGGCAGTTATGGCGGTATTAATAGTAACAATGGCTGTTCCAAGCTTCATTGCAAGTTTTGTGGCATCTTTTATCCCATTGGCAAATTTAGTTCGACTGGCCTCATCAATATCAAAGCTTAAACTCACTAAAAATTCTTTTATTGTATCAGCCATTATTCATTTGCCTCACGGTATCGTTTTTCATTTTCATCTTGAACATCCAAATAAGAATTACATAATGCAACATCTTCAATATGAACAGAACCATCAAGTAAATCAGTGTACTTTAACAGACCCCTGTCAACTGGTCTGATCAGCCAATCTTCTCCACCTGGGAGTCCAACCCATTCAACTTTGTTTTTAGTTTGGACAGGACTCCGGCTGAACCTGATGGGAGCATGCTCATAACGTCAGAAAAATTAAAGACTAAGGCTTTCCACACAAGGCTGAGCTGGATAATAATATTCTCATTAATATCATCAAACATTATACTATCACCAACTACCACTGATGAGTAACCAGTACCATTCCCAGTTTCTCTTTCAATTGCTCTAAGCATGTTCATAACAACATATTCATAATCCTCATCTTTTAGGTTGGTAAACATATTACCCAATGCTGAAGCTCCTTTATCCAGTCTGATATCAAGCACATCTGCTTTATCATTTTTTAATATCTTAGCAGCATCGTTAAATAAACCGGATAAAGCAGTTATGCAAGGCACCAGCCTTTTGTAGACCTTGCCTTGGTCCATAGCGCATAACTTTGACGCTTGGTATTTCACACCTTTTATTTCAAAATTCATTCTATCCTCCAGTTGTTATTAAATTTCAGGAGTTCCTACTCCAAGTACAGGAACCCACTTCAGACAATTAAATGTCCATTCATTAAAACCACCCTCTTCAGCATATGTGATTTTGGGTTGTTTCTTAAAACCTACCCCAGCCAGAACATGCAAGTCACCAATCTCTGGGTCACGTATTGTGATAACATTTTTACCATACAGGGCTGAACTTACTGATTGCAAAGTCAGCATGGCTTGTAACTTTTTATTTACTGGTGATGTTTTCAAAAGCCTTACCGTTACAATGGCTGACCTATCACCAACAAGGCTGTGCATACCTTCTTCATCAGCCCCTGTAGTCATTATGCCCATGTCATTAACAGAATCAATATCAATACCTTCTTTGGAAACAGCAGCACCAGCCCCTATGTTAAATGACCCACCTGGCCCAACAATATTTGCACTCACATCTAAAAATGAATATGTACTCATTTTATGCTCCTTATCTATTTACGTTTATTATTCCATCAATTTCATGAACCGCTCCAGCCAGTTTCACAGCTACTTGGAAAGGTGGTGCAATTCTTTGCTCACGGGTTGACTGCGCTTGTTCAGCCATTAAAGGCATATAAATATAATAACCAGACTGTAAGAAGTCTCCACGCTCAAGAGTACCAAAGCCATCAGAGTTCCACTGCCCCGGAGCAATTAAACCATTGTTGACACCTTCTTCACAAACTGCATTAACTACACCCATGATCTGTGTTCCACCAGCATCAGTCTGTGGTATCTTTGTGGTTGAAGTATATAGCAGGTTATATTCTTCAGTTTGGATCGCATCAGCAAGCCAGTCAAGGCCATGTATTTCATCAAAGTAATCACCATTGGCCATTGTACCATATTGATAAATGGCTGTATCATTGCTATATTGGACAAACACATTACACTTAATATCCTGCAAAGCGTTTGCCTCATTGGTGGTAAGGTCTTCAGCAACGATGGTTGGCATTTGTTTATACATCAAAGTGATCGTTGACTTGTTGGCTGCAAAATTTACACTGAAGGCACGCCCAAAAGCTGATGCAATCGCATACTGGTCTGAGCTTGAATATGTTGCGGTCGCTCTTTTATATAGTGCAGCGTTAAGCTTGTATGGAATTGTATCTGTATTGGAGCTGGTTTTGACAGCAGCATCAGTTTCAGTATAACCCCAAATCCTGAAAGGTGTAGCAGCTTCAATATAATCAGCAACGGCAAGCAGTTCATCATCGGTTGGGATTTCAGTAGATGCAAACATACCACCATACCACACTGATGATTTCACAGCCAAAGCCGTTACAGCTTCAACAGGTGTTTCAGCAGCGAAGCCTGATACCAACTTCAATGATGTGACAGAAGTCATTTTGATAATGGATGCAATATCTGTTCCATCTGCACCAGCTGTTAAAAAGCTAACCAGTGAATCCACTCCTACTGATGGTGATGTTATAACAAATCTATCATTTTCAAATACGCAAAGTGTATCAGCTTCTTGAAGCTGTAATTCAGCTTGTATAACAGCAGCCATGGCTGGCAATGTAGTAAGACCATCAAAGTCCATTGCGTCTGATGCTGTAATTGAAACATCAGTAGTATCAACTGTGACTTGAAGAGTTGCATCTTCAATTGGCTCTAGTGTAGCAATTAAAGCAAGCTGCTCAGCTGCTGAAAATTCACCACCTATATTTATTCCTGATGTGTCTGCCTGTAGCCATCTGCCAATCTGTAGCGTGTTTGGTTTTGGTGACTGCCCGAAGTAAAGTGCAGCTGCTAAGTATTCAGGGTCAGTTATTGAGAAGTCATCAAGCACTCCTTCCAAGCTTTCATAATCTCTTACTCTTTCAGAACCATCAATGACATCACTATCACCAAGAGCAAGTAAAGTTCCAAAACCCCTTCTACCGGAAGCAGTAGGAGCTATGATGACATCTATTCTTATTAATCTTGAAGTATTCAAACTCATTTTATTATCTCCTTATGTTTATGACTCTTTTATTATTTCAAACTGTATTTCTTCAAATGACAATACAGGGTATTTTCTATCTACTTGACGCATAAAGGTAATTTTAGTATCACCACGTTTATAATATATCCCATTAACATTTTCCGTGAGATTTATTACTGGTGACATATTTCCTGTGTAAGCTATTTCATTAAAGTATAGCTGGTCATTATTCTGTCCAAGCTCCAACCCATCTCTTATCAAACTACTTATATTGTATCTATTAAAACCATAAATCTGTAAACTGACCTCAATTTTCTCATGCCTAGTAAGTACACTACCAAGGTCATCATCATCATTAACTTTCAAAAATGCAGTACCAGCTTCTGCTTCAGTAACTGCCACACCAAAAGCTAACCAGTCAACATCTGCCTCAGGTATCGGTGGAGGGTTTACTTGAAATAATGGCCGGATAAAATTATCACGATCAAGGCCAGTTAAAGCTGCAAACAAGTCACCGAAAAAGTCGTCCAACAAATCATCGTATATTGGACCAGTTGTTGGTATTAAGTATCCACCTGTACTTGAATCAGCCATTACCCACCTTTGTTAATGTTGCTATGCCTTTATAGTATCCATTTCCCCAGTTACCATAAGGTTCAACATGTTGTACTTCATAACGTTTATTATTCCAAACTATAATATCTGAATAGCCGTTCTGCCTTAAACTTGCCAGCTCGCCTTGATACCACACAGCTAACGCTTCAGAACCTCTTGCCCCTTCTGGTAACTTTTTTAAATCAGAACCTGATGCTGGCTGAATGCTCATACTCAAATTTGGTATAATGTTTTCCACAAGAGATGTTCTACCATCAACCAAAGTCAATGCCCTTGTTATCAGCGTTACTTTATCAGTAAAGTCAGGGTCATTTAAAAGTTCAGAAACATCTATACCAGCCATATTACTTCTCTATTACATAGTTGACAGCACTTAATAATTGTGCAGTATCGATCATATACTTTTTACCGGGTGGATAACTAGGTGTTGGCAATCCAACCTGCTGAACTATTCTTCTTTTGATTGTACTAACTGCAATCAACCCAGCTTTATTTAAGGCTTTCTCAGCAGCTTGTTTATCTTCAACACCTTCTTCAGCACCTGCCTTCATAACCTTTATCATTGGGTCCATAGCAGCCTCAACTCCCGGAACCAACCAAGGTGTGGCTGGGCGGTTTAAAGCAGCGGAACCAAATTCAAAGCTATGACCAAGTTCGGCATTACCTGTCTCACCCCCATCTAGTCTTTGATCTTCATCCCCTGGAATGCCAACAAGCAATTCTGGTTTCTTCATAAAGTCTAAATTATCCAAAAGGTTCTGGCTGAAGTCCTTTACAGTTAAAACATTTTTTACACCTCTGCCTACAAGTTTTGTGGCTCTTAAACCAAGAACAAGTTTATCTGCAGCACTCATACGACCACCATCCCAGTTCCAAATAATCTTACAAGCTTTAAATATCTTTTGCCATAGCTTGTTGAATTCCAATCACCACCATTCTTTATTGAACTGTTGCCTGTGTCATATGACTTGCTTGCTTGCCCAACACTCTTTGAGGCAACAGCACCAGAGCTTCCTGGAATACCACCACCACCAGTTGCTTTAATATCTTGCACTTGAAGCGTTATATTATGCGCAACAAATAAATTAATACCATCCACATAGGCATCGCCCCATCTAGTTTCAGAAATAAGTTTAATTGCAAGGTTTGACCAGTATGTAATAATGTTATCGGTATAAACCGCATCATCAGCAAACTCTGGAAAGTCAATCCTGAACTGTGCTATTGCAAACATGGCAGCCTACTTTTTGAGTTTGATTATTTGTTTGTTCAGACCTTCAATGGTCTTTACATTTTCACCAAGAGCTTTTCTCAAGTTTTCATTTTCTGTTTTTTCAACAGTAAGGTTGGTATCAAGAGCTTTGTTTTCTGCCTTTAAATTAGCCATAGCACCATCAGCATTCAGCTCTCTTATTTCAGCTTTAAGCTTTTTAACTTCTTCATCAACTATGCTGGCCGAGTCGCCAACTTTAAGTTCCTGAACCATATTGTCTTTGGTGAGCATGATATACAGTTTATCTTTTTTAACTTCGACAGGTACAGTATGAATACCTTTTGGATAATCTTTACCTGCAAATGAAGCTGAACGTTGGAGATTGATTTTAATCATTTCATTTTCCTTTTATTTAAGGTTAAGTGCTCAAGGGTCAGCCGGAGGAAGTGGACCGACCCTTGAGCGGTGGAACTATTTATATTCCGTCAGCGTAACGTACTGTTACTGTTTTAACGAATTCAACTTCACCATATGCCCAGATGTAAGGAGCATGGAAAGTTATTCCTTTGTGGTAAGTCATTTCCCTGCGAACTGGAACCATTGGGAATCTTACAAAGTCTTCACGGTTTGTGTAGGCCATCATCCGCTGTGTATCATCAGCACCAGCAGCATCAAGCCATTTGAGTGGCTTAATATTCAGCGGTTTGCCATTAACTGAAAGGCAAAGGTTGCTTTTATTAATATACTCAAGGATTGACAGACCAGAACCAGTATCAAGTTTCTTTGAATTAATATAAGCAAACTGAGTTGGAGGTAGGCGCAGCTCAGATGGGCAGACTGTATTTCCAGTTGCATTCCAAGATAATGTCAAAAGTTTATCCACATCTCGTACAATCTGGTCAGCTGTTTTAAGTGTCCATGCCTCTTCATCTCCAGTGCCATCATCATCAACAAGAGCAGATGTCACATTAGTGTTATTGACCAGACCAGTAAAACCAAGAGCTGGGTCACCGATATAAACGCACTCATCAGTGTTCAGCTGATAAAGCAGATTCAGTGCGTTGAACTTGGTTGTATCAAGTGAACGTCCACCGGATGCAAGTGCATATTTTTCCATCTCAACTGAAGTGTATCTGATCTCACGGCCAAGCAGGCGGATGGGGGTTGTGATTTTCGCACCGTCAATATCAACACCAATTAAGTCACTGTCGTTCTGTGTAATCCAGGGTTTGCCCTGAGCAGCCTGTGAACCGATGGATGCAATATCTTCTTTAATGAAAGAGCTTGCCTCATTTGCGAAGGTGATATCTGATCTGAGCTTGATATCTCTGTCCCATGATACCCCAGTTAATGGCAGGTAAAGTTTTGGGTCAAGTTTATCAAGCTGGTTAATAAAATATGCCAGTGAGGAATCCATCCATGCTGCATCCTTCCAAGCATTATCTACAAATCTCATTCTGTTATTCATTTTGATTACTCCTTTGTTTTTTATTTCAATTTCAGTTTATCTTACGAATACTTCAGATACATCATTGTCATCTGTACCAGCGACTGACCAAGTTACATTTGGAAGTTTTACATTAACTCTTGTAACTGTCAGATAAAACTTATCCCCAGTTGTCATTGTACCACCATCAGAAATTTCAAATGTGAAAAGCCCATTGGTGTAGACTGTTTCAACAGCACCATCTGGAAGAACTCTATTGCCAGCAGGGTCGGTAATGGTAAAGGCTGCTGTTCCTGAAGTTTCAGTCAGTTCCATTTCATAAACACCTGCAAGACACAAGTCAGAATCAACAAACGCTTCAGCATCAACAGTTCCTGTTCCTGTGTTCCCTGCATCTTCAGTACCAACGATTGTCACATCTTCAGTTGCTTCAAACTGTCCAAATAATTCCAAGACTTCAGTTACAACTCTCATGTAAACCGGAGCACCAATCACTGGAGTTCCAATTGAGCAAATAACTGCAATATATCCTTTGATCAGTACTGCCTGAAGATAATCAGAGTTTGGTGTACCACTTAAAAATGCTACATCAACAGCTCCACCGATTGATGGGGCAAGTCTTGAAAGAATACCGTAGAAGTCAGAAGCTACATCACCAGCTTCTATTGCTTCAAGCTCATTACCTGACATCTTGCCCGGTGCACCATAAGCAAGAAGAGGATTTGTTGAGTCCATTTCCCTGTCTGCAATAACAGGGTTGGCACGAGTGATCGCACCAGGTATGCTGGCATTGGCATATTTATTAATTATATCTCCCATTTTCATTTACTCCTTTTTCATTGTTATTATTTTAATTAATTACCGTAGCGTAAATCAGCAGCTTCATTCAACTGCTCTATTGTCGGAGTGGTGTGTATTTCACCAACATCATCTCCAGTTCT